TTAGCTTCAATCAGTTCAGTTGTTCCCCATACTTTACCAGCTTTCATTTTTTTCTCCTCTATAGTATTATTATACACTATATTTTACTTATTGTAAACCATTATATGATAAACTAATTAATATTTTATGGGTGTCTTTCCAAGACTTTACTTCATAATTCCAAGAATTTTCTCTATACTGTATTACTTCAGCTAATGGATAATCGTTACCACCATGAGCCATTTTATCACCAAAGAATATTATTGGACCTTCAATATCATCGGCAATTTGTCTTTTATCATATCCTATAGGCATAATATCAAGACCTGTCTCACCTGCTACTTGAGCTTTGTAATATGCAAACTGTTGATTAAATTCTCTAGCAATTGTTTTTCTTTCTTCTACCTGTTCATCCCATTGAGTGTAGATAAATCTTTCTTCAAAGGAGGCATTTCTACCGACAATGCTAAAATTTACCAAGCCGGGTCTTTGCTCAATATGATTACCAGTTCTTATATCAAATTTACTTTTCTTTAGTTCTTTTTTTAACCATTTATCTAATTCGTGCGACAGCGTCCAATCGGATCTAAATATTTCTTCTCCGTTTTGCCAAACGCTGTTACCACAACAGTTATAACACTTAGTAACACTCTCACAGATTTCTGTTCCAAGTTGTTCTACTGTTTTTATATAATCTGATCCTGTAGCAAGATAAACATTATTTTTCTTTATAAATTCTAAAAAGAATTCCTTAAATTCTTTATCTATCCGCATACGGCTTGGTGTTAAAGTACCGTCTACGTCAAATATATAATTCATCCAAAAAAGTCCTCCAGTGTTTGCACATCCTTGACAGACCAACCAACGGCTTCAAGAATAGGATTAAGCGGTTCAATAAAAGTTTTTTCAAATTGCATCTCATAGTCTACATATTTATGCAGATTTAATTCTTCGGGTAAGTAATCCGGAAAAGAAATTACATTTTCACGAATAGGATTCGGAAGCTTCATATATGTAAATTTAATCTTTTCTCCGTTTTGTATCATAATGTACTTCTTATCTAGCGCCTTATCTTTAACATGATGATTATACAAAAGAGCACCACGAACATGAATAGGCGTTGTTTTTATTGTTGCTGTCTGACTACCCGATGACCATTGTTTAGAATTATTAGAATTACAATAGATATTCTTCTTATGTGAAAACTTACTAATATCAGAAACTCCACGTGGAAATGCAACAGCTTCAGGTGGTAGAGATTTAAATTTTGCTTTAAAGTCATTAATATATCTACGAGTTTCTGCTTCAGTACTAGTAATAATAACCTTAAATATTTCTTTAAACTTATCTCGGACTACTTCAGGAGTTGATGATTTAATAGCCTCGATACCCATCATTTTTAGTTTAGGTTCTGCATATTGAACACCTTCGTTATTGTGTACGTTAAGTATATAGCGTTTTTTTGCAGTCCATATACCACGATCAGCAATAACTTCTCTACCCATTTCCATGCGTGGAGTATAGCCATTAAGCCTATGATATAAACCATCATATGCTTTAGCAATAATCTTTTCAAAATGATCTTGACATAGTTTGTCAATAGCCTTTACAGGATCTTTTGGTTTTAATTTGGTTACAAGAGGACCGAAATTAATATAAACTGAATCTGTATCAATAGCAATAACATAATCAAAATCATCAGTCTTAAGAATTTTATTCATCTCTTGATTAATAGCACGCTCTGCCCATTTAATAGAAAGCTGACCAGTAAGTGTTACACTCTCGGCTAGGGCATTATCAAAGTATTTAAAATGTTTATTTGCAAGAGCACCATAAAGAGAATTAAGTAAAATCTTAATTGACATCTGGTTATTTTCTAGCTGATTGATTTCTGCTTCAAGATATGATGATTTTGTCTTTTCATATTGTGACTTAGCATCCAACATCTTTTTCTTGATAACACTTCTTTCTGAATAGTAATCAACAATGAGTTCTGGAATTACCCCTTGCTTTTCTCTCGAGAAAGGCACTCCACTTGCGCAGATAGAATATTCACTATCAGCTTTATCTGTTCCGTTTAAATAGTGATCAACACCTTGCTGAAATGTTCTCCATGTTTTGTTACGAATAATAGTCTCTGGAGATATGTTAGACTGAACAATAATATTTGGATACAGAGAATTTAAATCAAATGATACTACCCAGTCGTGTGCACCAACTTGAGGATCTTTTACATAGCCACCCTCGATAATATTTGGATTAGAATTATTTTCATAAGCAACTCTCTGAATCTGCTCTACTGGTGACACAATATTCTTTGAGAGTAATCTACGATAGAGAATTGATTCCCAGATAGATGTTGTACCAAATGTCTCGGAAAGATTAGTACCTGCTCTATATGCCATAGTCATTGCTAAGTTAATAAGACCCATCTTAGCATCCATCTTATCAATTAGCTGAACATCTCTGATATTATAGTCAATAAACTTCTGATGATCTTGTTTGTATAATGTATAGAGATTACCATGTTCTTCATAGGAAAGTTTCTTTTCTCCAAGAACAGTATGGGCCACATGATCTAGTTTATATGATTCTTGTGTTCCATATGAATATCCAAACTTTTTAAATAGTTCAAGATAATCTGCTTGTTGAATACCAACAATCTCATGGTTAACCTGAGGTCGACCCATGATTGTAGTATTTCTTTCATTAACAAGTTTCCATGGAGATAACTTGTTAGCGGCTTCTTCCGTACCAATAATTTTAATACGATTAACAAGATAAGGAACATCAAAGAATCTAGTATTCCAGCCAGTAATAATATCAGGATAATTTTTAGTCCAGTAAGTTAGAAACGAAGCCATCATTGCTGGTTCAGAGTCAAACTGATGATACTGTATCTGACCACCATCTAAATTGATTTCTGTTTTAGATGGATCATAGTCATCTAAACCCCACACTTGATATATCGAAGATTTACTGGATTTAAGAGCAATAGATATAATTGGATATGCTGCAGCATCTGGAGTTGGAAACCCATCATCTGAGGCAACCTCTATATCAAAGTTTACTACATTTATACTACTCGGATTAAATTTAATATCATCAGGAAACTTATCTGTAATAAACTGATGTATATAATTACGTGTGCCATATATCTTTACGCCATCCATTTCTGAATATTGTTCAAGAAACTCTTTAGCTTCACGCATATTTTCAAATTCTATAGGGCTTATGTTGCCACCATCAAAGGATTTTATCTCTGTTGGATCCTTAGATGCTACCCAGAATTTTGGTTTAAATTTATAACGTTGATTAATTGGCGAACCATTAGGGGAATATCCACGATAAAGAATAGAATTACCATAACGGTTCACAGAAGTGTAGAATGAATTCAAATTAATAACCTCCAGTTGGAATTATTATAACATATTATGAGATGTTTGTAAACTATAAATTTTTACCATCTATAGTGTGCGTACCAGAATTAGCCCAAGCCCAGCATATACAATTGAGCTTACTATAACGACTATACCATGGACCTACATTACATACGCCCATGGTATTACCGTCTTTTCTAAGAACACGGTACCATTTAATAAATCTTTTATATCTTACTATAACCCTAGACTCCACATCCAGATAGGTATAATCACAAAGTGAAATATAACACAAGTCCATAGCATAATGTAAACAGTACGCTTTTGTGGATTCACGAACGATTACCTCTAAGGGCAAAGTACATACAGCCTACCCATAGTAATACATGAAGATTATCATATAATAACACATCAGTAAAGCTTTCGGGTTCTCCAGTCCAAATAACTCCAGTCATAATACTTGCCATAGTAATACCGGAGAAACGTGTAATAATATCACCAAACTCTTTTAGTTTTTTAATATAATCTAATATACCACCAACAATAAGACCGATGGCACCACCTAGCTCGCCTAGTACAACGAATGTCCAAACTAATAGTGTTAATTCTACTGGAGAATCATTTACATCAATAGGCCACTTAGAAAGCCCTTGCTGCAAAAATACAACAATAAGAGGTATTCTAAGTAACCAATGAGTCATACAAAACTCTGGGATTTTGTTAACTAGTTTTTTAATCATTATAGTTCAGCCAATAAAGCCTTAAATACTTTTTTTGACTTACCTTTTACTTTAGCCTTTGAGATATCATTGTCTCCATCGCCTACTACCACAATAGCAATCATACCCATTGTTTTATGTGGTGAACATTGATATAGATACACTCCTGGTGTGTCAAAAGTAATAGAAACTTCTTTGCTAAGTTTTGATTTTTTTGGCGCTTTCCATCCATCAGGACCTGCAATAAATTCTACATTATGTCCTTTTTGTGTCGGTACCCAAGTAATTGTATCTCCTACATCAATACGTGCAATGTCTTGAGAATATACCATCTTAGCGCCATCTTCACGTTTATTTAACATTTCAATTGTTATATCTTCAGCAAATACTGAAGTAGTGAGAAGTGCCATAATACTTGCTATAATTAGATTCTTCATAGATTTTCCTATCTTTATTTCTTTACATTAAGATTGGACGGATTATATTGTTCGCCGTTATAGGCAGGATAGGTGTCGTCCTCTACCCCAAAGTTACATGATGCTACAATTAAAAGCATTGCAATTGCAGCATATGTGGTTCTTTTACTCCAAAGCATAAAATCAGCAAATGTTTTTTCCGCTTCTTTCTGAGCTGCAGCTCTTACTTCTTCATCAGTCATTATTTATTTTTCCGTAATAAACTCTGTAAATTTCTCTAAGTTGTATGCTGTCTAATATTTCTTCCAAAATATAATCAGCTTTATCCATTTTTTTATCGGCAATATTAATAGCATCTTCCTTTTTTGAAGATAGTGCAATAATATCGCCTTCTTTATTTCTTATTATATGCATATGAGTTATTATTCGTGCTCGCCACCAGGACCCCTGCCGCTGTAAAAACCGTATGGCTTACGTTTGGCCATTTCAAATGTAGCCACAGTAATAGCAATAGCACCTAACAACAATGAATGTGCTATCATACTATAAAGACCTGCCCACATACTTCCTACAAGAATACCAAATACAATACACCACATCCATGCTAATACTTGCATAATCATATGTCGTGTATTTAAATCCGGAATATTACTTAATGGATTGAGATTGTGATCCATCACCACATTCCAACTACTGTAAATAAAACTAATCATCGTTTTTCCTATCAAAAATGAGAAACAGGGCCGTCAAAGTTAGAGATAGCCCTGCTAGTATTATCCAATCGGGCACCGATTAAGGCATCTTTGCGTCAATACCTTCAACATAGAACATCATTGTATCTAGTTGAGCACGAGTTGCAACTTCACCTTCTGCTAAGAATGGTGTTCCATCTTGCTTATTAATCGGACCAGTGAAACCATGAAGTTCTCCGCTAGAAATAGCATTCTTAATACGTTGAGCTTCTTCAGCTATCATAGGTGGCATATTTGCAAACGGTGCCATTTGAACTGCACCTTCGTCCATAGTACCAAAATAATCACCTGATGTCCATGTACCATCAAGTACTTGACCTACTTTAGCGATATAATATGGGCCCCAGTTATCAATAGATGCCGTCAACTGTGCTTTTGGCGCAAACTTAGCTTGATCTGATGCTTGGCCAAATCCTACAATACCGGCTTCTTGTGCTGCCTGTAAAGGCGCGGGGGAATCCGTATGCTGTGCTAATACATCACAACCCTGTTGAATCATAGCTACTGCAGCATCTTTTTCTTTACCTGGATCATACCACGTGTATACCCATGTAATAGCAATCTCTACATCAGGATTATACTTCTTTGCACCTAAATAATATGTATTAATTTCACGCATAACTTCTGGAATTGGGAACGAGGCGACATAACAAATCTTATTGGTTTTTGTCATCATACCTGCAATAACGCCTTGAACATGCCTAGCTTGATATAAACGTAATCCGTAGTTAGCAACATTATCGGACATTTTATAACCAGTTGCGTGTTCAAATTTTACATCTGGAAATTTTTCAGCCACGTTCATTACTGGATCCATATAACCGAAAGATGTAGCAAAGATAATGTCAGCTCCTTGCATTGCCATTTGTGTTAATACACGTTCAGCATCAGCTCCTTCTGGAACACTTTCAACAAATGTGGTTTCAACACGGTCACCAAATTCGTTTTCTACCTGTTGACGACCGATATCATGTCTATATGTCCAACCATGATCCCCGGTTGGTCCAACATAAATAAATCCGACTTTTACTTTATCTGCCGCAAAGACAGTAGTAGCCATCATGGCTGCAGTAATAAAAACTAAAAATTTTTTCATATTTTTCCCTATTTTTTATCTGATACAAAAGAATACATTTCTTTTGCTTTATTCATTAAATCATCCATAGAATACATTTTATATGCTTCTTGTACTTCTTCGTAGTTTTTCTTGCCTTGTTCGTACATATCATTCATCAGCTGTACATTCATACTATACTGCTGATCCATGTAATCTTTTGCTAGTTTGAGCATGTCTGCTCTAATTTCAAATGGGTTCTTATTAGTCATTGACGTAACCCTTCATATCTGTTGCAAGCTTATGAACAGCTTCGTCCATAGCTTTAAGTTGATCTTTATAAAAGTTAAAAGTGTAAGCATTTGCTGCTTTGCTAAAAGTATCCCATCCGGCTACTTTTAAGTCGACCATTTCTTCATAGAAAGTTTTATTATGGTCCATAAATTGTTTGTATGTAAAAATCATTTACATCTCCTATTTTGTGTGTTGTGTGTGACTAAGAGGGCGATCTCCCGCCCTCTGTGCTTATTTATATGGATTACTAATTATCATGTAATTTTTGTATTTCCATCATGCACTTCCGAGACTCCTCGTGAAGCCCCATTCTTGCGAGCTCCGCTGCCGCTCTGGAGTATCCAATCGTCTGCGTAAACCGATCGAATGAAGACCACAAACCCGACAAGGGTGAGAAGACATAGTTTGCTACTAAAGCTGTCATTAGACCCAACCTCTTAGATTGTTATTAGTTCTAGCGTTTTCGATAGTTGATTTACGGCGGGCAACAGTATAAATGTCACCACGTGTAAGACCAATATCTGCTAAATCATAATCCGATAATTTGCCTAATTCTCTTTCTGTTGCTTTAATAACTTTACGTTCTGAACGATGATGTTTAAAAGTTCTAAACGCTTCTATAATGGATTCAATTGCCCTCGTTGAGTAACTGTGGGCTGTTAGTATTGCTTGTGTCATTGTTTTCCTCGTTTTTACCAATATTGATTTTACGAGGACGCTGATTTTCTGGGACAACATACTTCAGTTCGATTGCAAGTATGCCGTCTTGAATATCTGCTCCGTGCACTTGTACGTGCTCAGACAGCCGGAATGTGCGTTTAAATTTCTTTGTGGAAATTCCACGGTGAATAAACTCACGACCCCTTGAGACGTGTTCTCCCACTACCGTTAAAGTTCTATCTTTAACCTCAACAGATAGTTCATCTTTAGAAAATCCCGCAACAGCAAGTTCAATAAGATAATCATTCTCATCAGTTTTAATAATATTATGTGGAGGATAATGATCTTTTGAATGTTTAGCTGTATATTCTAACTCGTTAAACAGATGGTCAAAGCCAACAAAAGATGAACGTGGAAAAAGTGTTTGTATGCCTGTCATTGTTTTCTCCTTTTTGTCAAGCAAGAATTAATAGTGGACCAGTAAAACTGCATCCACTATTATTTATAATGATGAGCTATTACTCTAGTGAATAGCTGCTATTCTATTTACGTCCAATATTATATTTTGGACATAGTTCCCATTCCTGTTTATCTTTAAACGGAATGATTTTAATTTGTCTTAAGGGTGATAAAGGCTGCGCTTTACTTTCATCTTGGATTGTAACCAAGCCCCAATCAGACATAAGAGTGGCGATTGTATTTCTACGAGCAACATCGCCTTCTTCTAAATTAGATTTTTTACCATCTAATAAAAACAGTTCTTTAAAATGAACTATAAAATATCTGCCTTGCTTATGTAATATATGGCAAGACTGAAATAATTTCTTTTCTTTTCGAGATGCAACGCCGATGCGTGTAAGTGTTTCTCTAACCTTTAAAAAATCATCAGGTTCATTAAGAGAAACTTCTAACATAGTTTCTGGGGTCCATTTCACTAACTCATTATTGACTTCATTCATATCTTCAACTCACGTAAATTTATTATTATAGTTATAATACATGATTCTTTTCATGATAAAACTATTTATAATATATAACTTTTAGGGTTTTCTACCACCCTTACTTAACTTTTTACTAATA